TGGTGCGGACGGCGTGGCAATGCAGAAGAAACTTATCCTCGAAGGCTACATGATTACCGATGCTGAAGGCATGGCCGTTGATCCAGACACGCTCGACGTGACGATCGCTGCCGCTGCTCCATCGACCGACATGATGAGCGAAGAGGACAAGGAGCAGATCTCGAAGTCGATCCGTCGCGAAGTCGCTTCGCGTCTCGATGCGATGCCGCGCGGCCTCTCGGCAGTCGCCAACGTCGACGACAAGCCTTGGGAACGCGCTCGCGTGTACAGCGCAGGCCGCAAGGCGTTCTCCTCGAAGGAGATGGCTTGGAAGTTCGGCACGTGGTGCCTCGCGACTCTCGGCCACAAGAAGTCGGTCGAGAATTGCAAGAACTTCGGCATCACGATCAAGGCTCACACTGAAGGCGTGAACTCGCAAGGTGGCTTCCTCGTTCCTGACGAGATGGCCGCTGAACTCGTCACGCTTCGCGAGCAGTACGGTGTCTTCCGTCGCAACGCGAAGATCTACCGAATGACGAGCGACACGCTCCGCATCCCTCGCAAGAATACGGGCCTCACGGCGTTCTGGGTCGGCGAAGCGATCGCCGCGACCGAGTCGACGATGGGCTTCGACAACGTGCAACTCGTCGCGAAGAAGTTGACCGCGCTAACGACCGTCTCGAACGAACTCCTCGAAGACTCGATCATCGACCTCGCGAGCGATGTCGCGAACGAAATCGCGTACCAGTTCGCATTCAAGGAAGACGATGCAGGATTCAACGGAGACGGCACGTCAACCTACGGCGGCGTTGTCGGGCTGAATACTGCTCTCTCTGATCCGACCTTCCAAATCAGCGACGGCGCAGCGTCGGCATACTCTGGCGTGTTGGTCGCGGAAGTTTCGGGAGGCTTCAAGAAGTTGCCGCAATGGGCTTATCAACGAGGCAACGTCAAGATCTACTGCTCGCGAGCGGCATACTCTGGCGTCTTCGAACGTCTCGCATTGACCGCTGGCGGCGTGACTGCCGCAGAGATGACCGCAGGAATTCGCGAGCCTCGATTCTTCGGATATCCCGTTGAATACACGCAAGTGATTCCGGCAACCGAAAGCGGCGGCGCAGTCTTCGCTTACATCGGCGACCTTTCGCAAGCCTGCTATCTCGGCGATCGCCGCGCGACCTCGATCGCGTTTAGCGATTCGGCTCTCAACGCCTTCGAGCAGGACGAGCGCGTTGTTCGTGGAACCGAGCGCGTTGACATCGTTTGCGCGAACGTCGGATCGTCGTCGGTCTCCGGCGCAATGATCAAGATGACCCTCTGATTCAAAGGAGAAAACACACATGAGAAATATCTCCCGAATCATTTCCGGCGGCGGCAATGGAACGACCGTCACGCAAATCACGTCGACGTTCGACACTCGCGGTTTTTCATACGCGACGATTACCGTCTTCGGAATTGCAAGCACAATCGCTCCGAGTACTGCGTCATCGAGTCACGTTCTCGAAGAGAGCGACAATGCAACCGCTTCATTTAGCACGGTTTCAGGCGCAACGCCTAGTCCGATCTCATCGACTGCGGCCATCGCGACGACTATCGCCAAGATGGTCTACAACGTCGACCTTCGAGGTCGCAAGCGATATCTCAAGGTGACGTATGGGCCGAACTCCGGCGATGCTCTCCTTGTGACTTGCGACTTGGGCAATGCGGCGGACGGAATCGTTTCCGCGAGTGAGCAAGGCTCCGCTGCTGGAGCAACGGTCTGAACTTCTGAATAGGGGCCGGGAGGAGAAATCCTCCCGGCCCACATCACGAAAGGACAAATATGAATACTCTTCAGAATGTCAAGATCGTTACGGCTGTACAAAACGCAGGATCGACGACCATTACTGGTTCCGTTGATACTCGCGGTTTTTCTTATGCGATGGTCGTCATGGCATCGACAGTCGACGGAACAATTTCGAGCGTTGCAAGCAATACCAAGATCGAGCAGAGCGACGACAACTCGACGTGGGAGGCTATGCCGGGACTCGTGACCGGTACAGACTTCACTCCTTCAACTGCTTCCATCGCTGCTACTCAGCCAAAAATCGTTTTGGGTTTCTCTTTGAAGGGACGCAAGCGATACCTGAAGTTCACCGGAGGCGCAGTTTCCGCGCGTCACACGGTGGCATTCATGCTCACGAATCCGAACGATGGAGTGGCATCCGCCACGGAGTCAGGCGTGACAAACTTCTTCATGCTTTGAAGTTCGAGCCTCTTTCTTTTTCCGGTGGGGAGGCGGCAAATCCGCCTCCCCTCTATCATTCCAGAGCCTCACGGCAAGGAGACATCATGGAAGAACTGAAGGACGGCGCGGACATTGGCTCGGGCTTGACGCAAATTCGCACAGAGGACGCGATTCAATGGCTTCGTTCGATCGCATCGCAACTCAAAGACGGAGGCGAACTCCGGCTCGAAGTGCCTGATCTCGACGGAGTGATGAAAGCCTACAACGACGGAGAGCCAGAGACGGAGAAGATGCTCATCGGTGAAGGCGCGAAGTCGCTTTGGAATCGCGAGAAACTCTCTCGCGTTCTGAATCTCGCAGGCTTTGAAGTGTCTCGCGGGAAGAATGGATGGGCATGGAACGAAACGAAGACGAAGATTTCAGTCGTCGCTCGCAAGTTTGCGCGTCCGTTTCCGAATCGTCCGATGCGAGATATCCATTGCATCATGTCGCTTCCTCGCGTTTGTTGGACAGATACTCAAGGCGTTCTGCATCATGCGGCGGCCTCGCTTGGCTTTGATGTCACGCGAGCGACCGGAGTCTTCTGGGGGCAATGCCTCGAACGTCTTCTCGAAACTTGCCTCACGATGGAAGGCGTGAAGTACGTTCTGACGGTTGACTACGATTCGATCTTCGACGCTGAAGACATCATCCGATTGTGGCAAGTCATGGAGACGCGACCAGACGTTGCCGCGCTCTGTCCTCTTCAGATCGGACGAGACAAAGATCTGCCGCTCTTCTCGATCAAGAACGACGACGGAACGCTTCTGAAAGAAATGACGGAAGATCGTCTCTACACAGACGCTCTCGAAATGAACACGGGTCACTTCGGCCTGACGCTGATTCGCCTTGATGCAATTCGTGATCTTCCTCGTCCTCTCTTCCTCGGAGTTCCCAACAAGGACGGCAACTGGGGAGAAGGCCGAGTCGATGACGACATCCATTTCTGGAATCGCCTTCGAGAAGCAGGCAGGAAAATTTGCCTCTGTCCTCGCGTTCGCATCGGGCATCTTCAAAACGTCGTCACTTGGCCTTCGGAGAATTGCACGGCAATCACGCAATACCTTTCGAAATACCATGATGACGGGAGGCCGACCGAATGCATGACATTCTGATCGTCCTTCGCAACTGTGCGATCCATGAGAACGGAGTCGGTCGGCGCGATCTTCGTCCCGGAACGATCGTGAATGTGACTCCAGATGTCGCGAAGATTCTCGTCTCGAAAGGCTACGCGAGGCACGTCGTCGAGCCTGCTCCGCTCTTCGTGGATTCGACTCGACTGATTCAAACGCCGAAGAAGAAGGCAAGGAGAGCCGATGGCAGTAGCAACGAACTCGCTGACGACCTTGACAAGCCTCAAAGCGTATCTCGGCGTGACGACGACGACCGACGACGCGCTGATGGAGAGCCTGATCGACCGAGCGAGTGACTACATTCAGCGATACTGTGCTCGGAACTTCGTCTCTCAGCGATACTACGAGTGGCACGATACATACGGGGCCGATCGAGTCGCGCTTCGGCATCATCCGATCGAGAACGTGAGGTTCGTTGGAGTCGGAGGCGACAACGTGCTTTCGGTCGTCTCGAATCTCGCGAGCGATATCGTCTCGACGATCTCGGTGAACGGAGATCACATCCATCTATTCCGAGTGGCATCGAACGGACACGAGACATCGACAACGCTCACTTTCGCAAGTCACGACACAGTTGCAGAGATGGCTTCTGCGATTTCCGGAACGACTGGATTCGCTGCGACGACGATCGTCAACACAAAGTCGCACTATCTGCGGAAACTCGCAGGCATCGATCTGAAGAAGCAGACGGCAATCCTTGAGGCTCCGAACGATGGTCTGACCGACTATGCCGTCGACTACGATCGAGGCATCATTTACGGGCCGACGCTCCATCGGTATCGCGGATTCCTCGTCGACTACACAGGCGGATACGCGACGATTCCTTTCGATCTTCAGCAAACGACGATCGAGATGGCATCTAAACTATTCAACTCTCGAAAGCGAGATCCGAGCCTCCAGAGCGAATCGCTCGGTGGATACTCGTATTCGCTTCGATCCGTTTCCGATCTTGATGCCTCGACGAAGATGGTTCTCGATTCATATCGGAGGCTTCGATGAGCATCGAGAGCATGATCTCGCAGTTCGGAATCCTCCTTCAAGTTCGCATCCCGGTATACGCTGTCGAGACGGACGGGAGCGTCACTCGCACGTATGGTCGAGAGTTCGAGGCTCGCGGATTCATTCAGCCGAGCGGACAATCGGATCAAGTCTTTCAAGGCCGAATCAACGGCAGACGCAACGTGACGATCTACTTCGAAGGCGCACTCGATATCTCGGTCGATGCCGAGATCCACGATTCGATCGTTCTTCCTGCTCGGCAATGGCGAGTCACGGGAACGACGAATCCCGGCGAACTCGGCCAGAGCGGAGCGTCGTCTCATTTGAATATGACTGTCGTCGACGCTGTCGAGATCAACCCTGAATACGATGAGGAAATATGAGCGGCGCGAAGTTCAATCACGACGCGATTCTCGAAACGATGCGAGTCGGCCTTCGCGAAGGAATGAACGCAACACTCGTCGGATCTGCTCGACTTGTGCGCCGTCAGTTGTCGAAGCCCGGAATGGGCTTTCTGTATCGAGTCGCGAAGGGAAATGCGAAGGGCAGGAATCTTCGAGCGCGTGGCTACCATCGCGCCTCGCTTCCCGGTCAATCTCCTGCCGTGAATACGAATCGACTCCGCGCTTCGTGGAGCGTCGAAACGGTCGGCAATCGTCCGGACGGATTCGCGAATATCTTCGAGAACGGTCGCGCTGTGGTGCTTCGATACGGAAGCAATGTCCCGTACGCTCCGATGCTTGAATTCGGAACTCGTCGCATGAAGCCAAGGCCTTACATCAAGCCTACGCTTCCGCAGATTTCCAACATCTCGCAACGCTTCATCAAGATCGCGGTCAAGCGAGCATTCGCGAGGACTCCATGAGCAAGGCAATTCTCGACGCGATCAAAGGTCGGCTATACGCGACGACCGCGCTGACGGCTGAACTCACTTCGCGGATTTACTACAACTCCGCTCCGGCAGACGCGAGGCTTCCGCTTCTTGTCTACACGGCGACCGTGAGGACGACTCCGTTCTTCGGCTCGATCACTCGGCACGAAGTCGAGATCGAGTTCGCGACTCAGTATGACAATCGCGGAGGCACAGACATCTATCTCGTATCGGATGGACTGGCGACGGCCTTCTCGACTCCCATCACGGTCACGGGATTCGACGCGCTTCGAGGCGTTCGCATCGAGCGCGGTGTGCCATCATTCGCTGATGATGGTTGGACGATGGTAGAGCGGTGGCGTTTCATCGCGCACGATATCTAAGGAGCAAAAAATGCCAGTCGATCGGTATTTAGTGGGAAGCGACGGAAACGTCGAAGTTACCTTCGGAACAAACTCGCAAACTTTTTTGCGAGTTCAGAGTTATGCTGCGAATCTGACTCGCCTGCAATTTGACCAAACTGGATTCGGAGACACGGCCAAAAGGACGCGGCTGGGAATGCAAAACCTCGCGGGTACTTTGGCTTGTCTTGTTGGGCAGGACACTACGGCGACAACAACCGCATCGACAACAATGATTAATATCCTGACGAGTTTGCAGGACAGCACAGCAACGCGCCCGATTGTGACTCTCGCGCTTTGGAATGGCGCAGGCACTTCAGATACCAAGATCGTTTCGAACTGTGCATTTTCTGCATTCGCTTTCAATGCTTCCCCTGCCGGAGAGTTGACTTGTACAGTCAATTTCGAAACAGCAGACGGAACCGCTCCAGTTGTCACTTGGATCGCATGAGCCAGTCGTCTAAAGAAACTCTTTTGTTTTCTCCTTCTGAGAATGACTGGATCGTCACGCTTGTCACGACAGAAGGATTGATTATCAATCGAAGGATTTCCCCTAGTACGATCGATGAATCGACTGCGGTTCGATATGCAATGAGCGCATCTCAAATACGGATCTCGAATCTCGACTCGTATTCCGTGCGCCGCGCATCCGATCGATCACTCGTTGCCAACGGCGACGAGTTTCTCGCACATCTCAAATCGAAGAAGAGGAACTAATGGTTCACCCTTGGAACGAGACGCTTCCAGACGGTCGCGTCGTCGCGATTCGGCCTTTGACCGTTCGTCAGCGTATCGCGCTCACGAACGAACTCGCAGACATTCGAGCAAGCGAAGCGAGGAAGGCGGCAGAGATTGCAGGCCTTCCCGTTTCGCTTCAGGCCGTCGAGAAGGCCCGTAGGGACGCTCTCGTCGCTTCGTCCCTAGTTCTGGACTGCTACACGCTCGCAGGCTCCCTGCGCGTTCTGTGCGCCGCGAGCGAGTTCGGCGAGTTGATCGCGGATTCTGTCGACGCGAAGCGATCGACAGAGATCGCGCTTCGTGCGCTCGGATTCGGCGGAGACGATCGAGAAGAGAAGCAAGCGGGAAACTGACTGGGCCTCCGCGCGAGCCGATGCCGCGCGACTATCTCGCGGAGGCGCATCTCATCGCTCGAACTGCCGCAGGCCTCGGGAATCCGCTCGATCTCACGTGCGCCGAATTCGATCGTCATCTCCTGCTCTGCCTAAAGGGATACGAATCGAAGACGGATGCGCCGACTGATTCGCGCGAATGGGCGCGACGATATGTAGAGCGGAGCATCACATGAAAGGCGGCGACATTTACATCGACGTTCGCGCGAACTACTCCGCAATGGAGCGCGATCTCGTCGAGGCAGAGTCAAAGGCCGCAGCGTCAGCCGAAGGCGCGGCAAAGCAGTACGAGTCGAAGTTCGGCGCGTGGCTTCAGAAGAGCGCAGGAAGCGTCACGAAGAAGATCGAAGGCTTCCTCAATCCGATTCAACTCCTCGATCGAGTCGCGGATTTTGCGGAGCGAGCCGGAGAGGAAGGCATCGGCTCCGCGCTCGATGGCCTCGCGAAGTCTACGCCGATCATCGGCGCGGCCTACCGAATCGGAACGGCGATCGGTACGTCGCTGATGAATGCTTTCGGCGCGGAG